GGGAGGTGAGGTATGTGGCAAGGACGATAAGCGCTATTCTTAGTCTTGAAGACAGGTTTAGCCATAAATTAGATGAAGCTGGAAAAAAAACATTGCTTTTTAAAAATAGGCTTAAGAGCTGTCAAGCGGCTTCAAAAGAGATAAATAAGTTTTTTGATAAGATGGCTAAAATTGCTGTAACTGCTGGTGCGGCAATAGCAACTGCTGCTGGTGGTATAGTAGCAAGTTCAGTAAAAGCTTACAGTGAATTTCAACAATCAATGTCAAATGTTGCGGGTATTTTAAATGAAACAGTTGACTCAGAAAACTACAAAAGGCTTGAAAATGCCGCTAGAGAAGCAGGAAAAAGTACGACTAAAACTGCTAAAGAAGCAGCAGACGCACTTAGTTATATGGCTCTTGCAGGTTGGGGTACAGAAAAGAGTTTAAAAAGCTTAATGCCTGTACTTCATGCTAGCGAAGCGTCAGGTGCAGACCTTGCCACAACTTCAGACTTAATAACAGATTCAATGTCAGCATTAGGTAAAGAAACAAGTGAACTTCAATATTATCTTGATGTTTGCGCAAAGGCACAAAATAATTCGAATACAACACTTACACAATTGCAAGAAGCTTATATTGTTTGCGGTGCAACACTTCATAATTTTAATACTGATGTTGAAGAATCAGGTGCTTTATTGGGTTTACTTGCAAATAGAGGGTTAAAAGGTTCGGAAGCTGGTCATGGCTTGCAAAGTTTGCTTATAAACTTAACTAGAAAAAGTGGGCAAAGCTATAAGGCAATGCAAGCATTAGGTGTATCGGCTTATAAAGCAAATGGAGATTTTAAAGGATTTGCAGAAACCTTAATGGAAATTGCAGAAGCAACAAAAGAATTAGAAGCAGAACAAAGAGATAATTATATATCAATGATAGGTGGTAAAACACAATCTACTACTTTGAGAGATTTGCTCAATGGTCTCACACACGTTCTTGATAATGGCAAAACTGAATATGAAGATTTGTATGACAAACTTCTAAATTGCACTGGTGCATTGGACACAATGGCTAAAATTATGACGAATAATTATGCTGGTGCAATGGCGCGTGCAAAATCAGCAGTTGATGATTTTAGAATAACATTAGGCAAAAAGTTAGAGCCTTATATTACAAAGAACTTAGATTTGTTTTCTAAAAAACTTCCAGCAGCAACAGAAAAATTTGCTATATGGTTTGACAGTAAATTGCCAAGTGCAATAAGAACTGGTAAAGCCGCTTTTGAAAAGATAAAGCCAGTTATTAACTTTGCTATAAAGAACTTTAAAAATTTAGCTGCCGCTGCGGCAGGTGTAATTGTAGGATTAAAAGCTTTTACTATTGCGACAAAAGTAGTTAATTATTGGAATAAGTTAAAAACTGCTGGTACTGCTTTGCGAGCTGTACTAATGGCATTAAATATTTCTGTTTTAGCCGCTCCTTGGGCAGGGGTAGCTGCTGTAATTGGTATAGCTACGGCAGGTCTATTAATGCATAAAAATGCAATCGAAAAAGTTAAGCAAGCCAACATTGCTAGTCATTTTGATGATATTGCACTATCTGCAGAGGAATGTTCTGAAATAGTTAAAAATATGTTTGGTCAAAGTTTAATTAGTCAAGTTGAAGATATTAATGCTGCTTGTAGTAATGTAGAAGATAAATTCAATTCTCTTGCAGAATCTGCAAGGGAATTAAATAAAATAAACTTCATGTTTAACTTAAATCATAATAATGTAACTAAAGAAGAATATTTAGAAACTGCTCAAAAGTATATTGACGATATACAAGAAGCATTAAATAATAAACAATATGAACTTTCTCTTAATGCAAACTTCCTTTTTGGTGAGGATTCAGGAATTGCTAATCTTTTTAATGAAAAATCAAATAATTATTTTTCTCAGCTACTTACTAGCGCACAAGAATACGGTCAAAACCTTATACAAAATATAGAAAATGGTTTTGTTAATGGTTGGGACGATGGCGTTGCCGAAAAAGCTATTATTGAAAATATGCAAAAGCTTAGTGCTATTCAAGAAAAAATAAAAAAGGCACAAGCAGAAGCAAAGATGAAAATAATTACAGAAGATTTTTTAATGAGTGATTTAAGTCAAGAATCTTTTGGAATTTATATAGACAAACTCAACGAGGAAACAGAAAATATAAATAAAACTATTAATACAGCAGCAACTAATTTGTTAGCTGCTCAGAAACTTTTGCTTGATGCAGGGGAAATAAGCCAAGAAGAATTTGATAACTATTCTAAAAATATTAACAATGCACGTATAAACAAACAAGCTGAAATATATAATACTGGTATTTCAGAGGGTTTAAGAGCCATACAAACTGTTTTCGCTGACGATTTTAAAGTAGTAGCTGAACAAATTAATCACGATTTAGAAGGGTTGTTTGTAATTAATCCTGATAATATGAATGAAAATATGGACCAGCTACAGGCTGTACTAGCATACACTATAAATAAGGCAGACATAAAACCTGGCACAAAAGAAGCAATAAGGGGTTACATGGAAAAACTTCTACCTACAACAAACGATTTTAAGAAGTTAGCAAGTGAAAATCAAGAACTTTGGAAAGATTACAGTGATACGTTTATTTCTGTCGAAGCTATGAATACGTTCACAGGAAAGGGCGAATTGTTTGGAAATGCTATATTTAGTGGTATAAACAAAAGTGGTGATTTATATGGAGAAGAAACTGGACGCAAGTTAAAAGAAAAGATTTTAAAGCCTTTTGATGAAACATTAAAGATTACTGTACCTATTGAAATAAGTTATAAGGCAAATCAAAGGGGATTACCTACCAGTGAAACACTTAAACCTATAAATCAAACAATTAATTATAAAGGCACAGAGGAAATTTTAAAAAATGATGTTAATAAAAATAATATCAATTTTGAGGCTACCCGTCAAGGTTGGTTGAAGGTATTTTCTAAAATAAGGGGTAACGCAATGGGAACATCTTATTTTAAAGGTGGTTTAACTAAAATCCATGAAAAAGGCGGAGAAATAATTGATTTACCAACAGGTTCAAGAATTTACCCTGCAGATAAATCTGAAAAGATGGTAAAAACTGCACCCAATATAACAATAAATGTTAACATTGGCAGTCTTTATGATTCAAGAGACGCCGCCGATGAAATCGGTGAAATTATATGTGGGAAGATTGTTGACGCCATACATTCTATTTAGAAAGAAGTGATAACCAGTGACTGAATTTAGTTTTGATATAGATGGTTTAGATGACGTTGCTAATATTATGGCATTAATAAGAAATGGCTTTGATAAAGAAATAGAAAAGTTTATGAAGTCTGAGGGAAACAAGTTAAAAAGAAGAGTAACCAAAGAGGCAAAAACCCGTTTAAAGAAAAAGACCGGAAATTATTTAAAAGGTATTAAACGCGGTAAACCTTATGTATTTGAAAGAACTAAGGCTAACAGCATTCGTGCTTATCTTAGCAAAGATGCCCCACACGCTAGTCTTATTGAATATGGACATGCTATGTCAGGTTTTTGCGAAAATTCAATAAGAACAGACCGTGTAAAAGGATTTTATATTGTTGAAAATGCTAAAAATGACTTTAAAGGTCAATATGAGGACGAATGTAGAAAGTTTCTTGATTCATTGGTCGAACCATGGAATAGGTGATATATATATGGTAACTTTAAAAGATATTTTTGGTGCTGTTTGTGACCATATTTCTAAAACAACAAATTTAACAATGGTAGATGGTGATATGGAAGAGCCTGTTGTAAGACCGTCATTTAAGGTTTTTATGAACACAGTAAAAACAGGCTTGTTTTCATCATCATTAAGACAGGTTGAAGTTTTCTTTGATATTTGCTTTTATGCAACTGATAGAAAAAACAGTAAAGCTGAATTTATGGATATTAAAGATAAAGTTTCTCATTCTTTTATTAAACCATTTAAAATAAAGGAACGTTGCTTTGTTTATATTGATGGTTTGAGTTTTGAGAAAATAATTAATGGTGTATTAAACTGTAGTTTTAACTTTGAAATTGCAACTAAATTTGAATATGAAGAGGAAAACCAATACGAACTTATGGAAAACTTACATATTAATGAAGATTTGGAGGAATAACATATGGCAATAAAACCAACTATAATAATTACTTTTAAGCAACTTGCTACTTCTCTGATACAGAGAAGTGAAAGGGGAACGGCAATACTTCTTTTGTCTGACACAACAGGGGCAGCAACAGGTTCTACTATAATTAATACAAAAGTTTATAGAAGTGTTGCTGATATTGATGAAAGTCTTTATACAAAAGATAATATCAAACACATTAAAAACTGCCTCTTTTTTGCACCCTATGAATTAGTTGTAATAAGTGGTAATAGTACAAAATTTGCAGACTTTGCTAAAGCAATAGTAAAAATAAGAAAAACTGGTTGGATTACATTTGCTGGTAATGATACAATGCAATCCGATTTAACAAGTTGGATTAAAAGTATGGAAAACAACAGTCGTACATATAAGGCTGTAGGAACACAAAAAGGAGCAGACAGTAAACAATATGTCTACTTCAACCAAAAAGGCATTGACAATAATGGAGATGAAGTACCAGCTAAAAACTATTTGTCTAGTTTACTTGGAATAATTGCAAGCTGCAATGTTCAAGGAGGCTTGACAAATTTTCTATGTACTGATTTATCAGAAGTTGCAGAGGTTGACAATATTGATACTGCTATAAGCAGTGGTCAGCTGGTACTTACAAACGAAACAGATGGCGTAAGAATTGTATCAGGCATAAACAGTCTTACTACAACTAATGGTAGTACTTCTACTGAAGATATGCAGCACATAGAAACAGTTGAAGCCATGAACCTCATTATGGACGATATAAAAAAGGCGTTCAAAGAGACTTATCAAGGAAAGTACAAAAACAAATACACTAATCAAATATTGTTTGTTGGAGCAGTAAACGAGTATTTTAGAAGTTTATCAAGTCAAGATATATTAAGTGAAGATTTTGAAAATAAAGCTGAAATTGATGTTAATAGACAGCGTTCTGCTTGGCTAGGTATTGGAAAACAAGAAGCTATTGATTGGTCAGATGATGAGGTCAAGAAAAAAACTTTTGGGAGAAGCGTTTTTGTTAAGTGTAATATAAAAATACTAAATTGTATGGAAAATTTAGAGTTTATCGTTTCCATGAATTAGGAGGATAGAATATGGACAAGAATGTTTTTTTAAAAGGAACAAGTGGAGAAGTATTTTTAAATAATACTAAACTTGTTGAAATAAACAAAATTAGTGCTAAGTTAACCGGAAAGTTTGAAGACGTTGTTTTGATGGGAGAATATCCCACCAATCATGTTTATGTTGGTTATGACGGTGCAGGTACTCTTGAGGGTGTCAAAATTAATACAGGCGTAGATATTGATATAATTAAGGCATATCAAAAAGGTACCGTACCTGAATTTGTCATATACTCAACACTTACAAACCCAAACACAGGGAAAACTGAAAGATATATGCTTTTAGATGTCCAATTCACGGAGGTTGCCTTTGCTGATTGGGAAGCTCAAAAGGTGGTAACTCGTTCTATGCCTTTCACTTTTACTAGAATACAAGTATTATCAACTATTGACTAGGTGAAAGGCATGGATAATTATGTTAAGTTTGCAAAGGAAGTTCACAAAAGAAATAATGAAAAACTAATAGGCATATGCGTGGGTGAAGTGATAGGGTATACACCATTAACTATAAGGATTTATTATAATGGTATACCTTTAGATTTTACAGAGTTTTTTAATTTTGAAGGTTTGCTAAATGATAACAGTGGAATGACTTCCGGAGAATGGTTTGTACAAGAATATCCTGTTAAAATCGGAGATAAGTTTATATGTATGACTGGAATGGATAACCAGAGCCTTTATGTTCTTGGAAAGTTTGAGAGCATAAAAGATTTGTTCATCTATTTATTAGAAAAATCTTAGGAAATCTATTGACATACGTAGCCATACGTGTTATCATAAATCATAAAAAGATAAAAGAATGGAGACATTAATTAAGTGAAAACGTCAGAATTAATTAAAATCCTAAAAAAAAATGGTTGTTATCTTTTAAGAAATGGCAAAAAACACGACATTTGGTATAGTCCTAAAACTGATAAACAATTTTCAGTACCAAGACATTTATCACAGGATATACCAAATGGAACATATAACAACATAAAAAAAGATGCAGGTTTTTAAGCTTGAAATTTTTATGAAAGGGGCAAAACGTATGTCTAAATATGTTTATGCAGCAGTTTTTACAAAGGAAGAAAATGGACAATATTCAGTTGTATTTAATGATTTAATTGGTTGTTATACTTGTGGTGATACTTTGGAAGAGGCTATTGAAATGGCTGAAGATGTTCTTGCATTAACTTTATATGGATATGAAAAAGATAAAAAAGAAATTCCAAAAGCAACAAGTATTTCAGATATTAAGGTAAAAGAAAATGAATTTGTAAGTTATATTGCTTGTGATACCATTGAATATAGAAAAATGTATAACAATAAAGCAGTTAAAAAAACATTAACTATACCATGTTGGCTAAATGATTTAGCTGAGCAAAATCAAGTTAATTTTTCACAATTGTTGCAAACAGCATTAAAAGAATATTTAAAAGTCTAATACTAAAATGGCAATCCTTTAGGATTGTCTCTTTTAATTTATAAGAAGGTGGTTGAGATGTTTCCAGATATTTTTATTGAATTATTACCAATAACAGATGAAGAACAGGATTCAGGTGTTGACTTTTTATTTGATTATGAGACTGGACAACATGTTATGAACGGTTCCGTTTTAAGTGAATGTGATGATTTAAGAAAAGTACGCCAATTTATACAGAATGTTTTGCGCACACCTGCAAATACCTATAAAGATTATGTAAAAGGCGAAAAAGAAGTTTTTGGTCTAAGCATATATAACTACATTGGACAACGAAAGTTACCAGCAGGATATATTAACAGCGAACTCAAAAGAGAAGTTACAGAAAACTTATTAAGGCACCCAATGATAGTTGAAGTTAAAGATTGGACTGCTAAAAGAGAAAGAAGAGGCTTGAATATATCTTTTACTGTTGTTTTAAAAAGTGGCAGTGTAGTTTCAATAACTGAAACTGTAGACGGTGTTACATAATGTATAAGATAATACTTATAAAAGATAACCAAAGTGAAGATATAAGCGCTCTTGTTTCTGAATTATCTTGGAATGAAAGTCTTGACACTGTTGGCGTTTCAATTTCCTTTTCCGTTCCTGATACCAATGAAAGATATGTACCTAGACTTCTAATCATGGCTGGTGATATAGTACAAGTCTTTAATGATGATAACGAGTTGATAAGAGCCGTTGTTGTAGAAGTTAGTAGAAATTATCCAAAGAGAGTTGTTAAAGCATTCGATTTTGGCTTTTATCTTAATAAGAATGATATAGTCATTCAGTTTAAAGATTCAAGCGTATCGGAATGTTTAAAACAACTCTTTTCACGCGTTAACATTAATGTCGGTAGTATATGTGATATGCCGGCAAAAGTAAATGGAGTTTATATAAAAAACGTTAATGAAATAATAAAAGAACTCATTAAAATACAGCAGGATAATAACGGTAAAAAGTATTATTACGAATTAAGGGCTGATAAAATATTCGTTTTTCAACTTCCAACAGAGCCTATAAGTTACATGTTTAAACCTGCCATAAATGTAGGTGAATTTGATGTTACTGATAGGAATGCTCATAGCAGGGGGAAATATACACATTCTATAGAAGAGTTAAAAAACAGAGTTACTGCTATTGTTAATTCTAAAACTACAGGTAATATGCCAGCTATAGAATACACAGTAAGCGATGATGAAGACATAAAAAAGTATGGTCTTCTTTCAGAAAACTATTCTGTTAACTCAGATGAATACGAAAACATTAAAAGTCTTGCTGATAACGAACTTAAAGATAAGAATAAATTAAAACGTGAACTTTCCATGGATTTTATTGGTCACGATAACGCAAGACCAGGAAGAGTAATGCATATCATTGACGACTATCTAGGAATTGATGATTTCTTTAGAATAAAATCGATAAATCACAAAGTGAACGGTAGAATACACACAATGTCTTGTACTTTAGACTTCCTAAAAGAAAATGCAAGCAATAAATTTACTAGTGGAAAGGTCATACAACGTGAAGATGTTAAAGCAAAAGAAGAAAGTTCAAATACAGTTGATAATGATGTAGGTTTAGATGTAAGTTTATCAGAAACTTCCAATGCAAATTTTACATCTTTATATTCTGCTTTAACTGAACAAGTTGGTAAGCGATATGTATGGGGAGCTTCAGGACCTAATAGCTTTGACTGTAGTGGTCTTGTTTATTATTGTTTTAACAAAGCAGGAAAAAAGATAGCAAGAAATTCAGCACAAGGCTACTATAATAGTTGTACAAAAGTATCAGCAAAAGATAGACAAAAAGGCGATTTAATATTTTGGGCAAAAAATGGGAAAGTGTACCATGTGGCTGTCTATGTTGGAAATGGTATGCAAATAAGTGCTGAAAACGAAAAAATAGGAGTTGTTAAAAAGAAGGTAACTTCAGGGGTTTATTCTTACGGCAGATTAAAATGAGGGATTAAAAATGATTAAGTTGATACATAAGATGTACAGGAATGATAAGGTAACAATAGACCTAATAAATTCTTTAACAGCAAAACTAAAAACTGTTGAAAATAAAATAGATGATTTGTACAAACAAATATTCCTGGATTATGCAGATTGGTATTTAGAATTAAAAGAAAAGGAAATGTCTGTTAATAAAAGACTTGATAATATTAGTAAAAGACGTAATTTCATTAAAACTAGACTTCTTGGAACTGGAACTGCAACAAAGGAAATGCTTGAAGGGACTGTAAACTATATTAAAGGTATTAAGGTTAACATAAGCCTTGAAGATATGTCTGTTATTGTAACCTTTTTGGAAGCTAAAAACAACAAACTGATTAACTTTGTTAAAGATACACTTTCTGAGATAATACCGTATCATTTAGATATGATTATTTCTTATGAACACATCAAATGGAGTGAACCCAAAACGGTTACTTGGAATGAGATAAAAAAATATACTTGGGGTGATATTGCAGAGAGTGTTTCAGGGACTATAGAGAATGGAGAAGATGTTTAAATGACACCAGTGCAAATGCTTTTTAGTTATAATAACAATGAAAAAGTTGTAGAAGTACCTGTTATTCCTGAAAGATTACCAGAAATAGTACAAAGTTTAGAAAATGAAGATTTTGTAACTAACAAATCCACGCTTACACTTTTAGGAAACAAGAAACCTAGAACCTTTTCTTTAAGTTTGTTTTTGCCAACAAAACATTATAGTTTTTCTAAAGGTACCAGCATAGAAACTCTTAATCTTTTAGAATATGTTTCAGCCAAAAAGATACCTATGCGTATTGTTGTTACCGATGGTCTTAATGAACTTCTAAACATTGCTGTTTCTATAACCAGTTTTGGATATTATTATGATGTTGTTGAAAATATCCATTGCAACATTAGTTTTAAAGAATACATCTTTATAACTAATGAAGCTGCAAAAGATGAGGAAGAAAACAAAATTGAGTTTCATACAGTTAAAACACATATAGACAATACAACTGTTAATATTAGCGGCGTAAATGTAGACGGTTACAACCTTGTTAGAGCAAGAGACGTATTAGAAATTATAGGTTGTGAGGTTGGTTGGAACGCTGAAAGAAAAAGAGTTACTTCCAATGGTAAACTTTTAGATATTCACACTGAAATTTATAACGGAAGTGCTTACTGTTACGTTCGAGACTTAGCAAACGAAACAGGTAAAAACATCAATTGGGATTCTGATAATAAGACTGTAATAATTAACTAAAAAATAGTGGTGATTAAATGTGAATTATAATGAAGAGCTATTAGATATTCAAACTGATTTACTTAGTGAAATGCCCAATACTTATTCCAAAATTAAGGGCACATGGTTATGGGAAATGTTCAAAGCATTTTCCTTAAAAATTCACGAACTTTTGCAACTTCTAACAAGTACGTCAGAAAAGTTAAATGTTGATAATTTGCAGGGAGACGAACTAGACGCTTATGTTAAACAATGGACAGATATAACAAGAAAAAAAGCAAAGAAAGCAACTGGTTATATCGAAGTAAAAGGTAATGGAACTATATATTCAGGCACCGTTGTTGCTGCTGGCAATATTAAATATAAAGTTGATTCAGATGTTTTGATAAATGGTACTGCTTCTGTGCCAATAACTGCTGTTATTGCCGGTGCTAGTGGTAACACTGCTGAAAACACTGTTATAACAATGGTAACTTCTAATGCCAATGTTAAAAGTATAAATAATCCTAAACCTATTACTGGTGGTACAGATGAAGAAACAGACAATGCTCTAAAAGAACGTTATCATTTAAGATTGTCAATGCCAGCAACAAGTGGTAATAAAGCACATTATATTTTATGGGCAACAGAATGTAACGGAGTTGGCGGGGCAAAGGCAACAAGAGATACTAACATTAAAAATAAAGTCAATCTATATATTTGTGGTGACAATGGAAAAGCTGTTGATAATTCTGTTGTTAATCTTGTACAAAACTATATAGACCCTTATAAAAATGGAGACGGTTCCGGCGTGGCGCCAATAGGAGCTATTTGCGAAGTTTTCAGTGCAAGATTTAAACAAATTAATATAAGTGGAATTGTAGAGCTTGACAATACTCATACCAAAGAAACAACTATTGAAAATATAAAGTTAGATATATCAAAGTATCTTTCAGATATAAGCTTTCAAAAGACAGAGCTTAGTTATGCAAAACTTTTAGATGTAGCTATTAATAGTTTAGGAGTTAATGATATAACAAACTTTAAAGTTAATGGTAGTTACTCAAATGTAATTTGTGAAGAAACTGAAATATTTGTCTTAAATGGTTTTAATATGGAGGTGAAATAATGAAAAAAACAACAAATTTACAGCTAAAAAAACCTGATTATAATGATGTTGCTGATATAGCAACAATCAATGCCAATATGGATATTTTAGATAAAGAAATAGCAAAAAAGGTTGATTCTAACCATAATCACACAAAGAATCAAATAACTGATTTTCCGTCAAGTTTAAAAAATCCTAATTCTTTAACCATATTATTAAATGGTGTAAGTCAAGGTTCTTATGATGGTTCAACTGCTCAAAGTATAAATATTACTGCTTCTAGTGTTGGTGCTATTGATGATAACCATACACATAATATAAGTCAAATATCAAATTTGCAAGATACCTTAAACAATAAGGCAGATACAAACCATAGTCATATGAAATCGCAAATAACTGATTTTCCAACTGCCATAAAAAATCCTGAATTACTAAAGATACGTTTAAGGGATATAGATACTTATTATTATGATGGTTCAACTGCTAAAACTATAGATATAACTGCTGATTCAGTTGGTGCAGCTAAAAGTAAACATACACATTCAAATGCAACAACTAATAGTTCGGGTTTTATGTCTGAAACTGATAAAAGTAATCTTGATAATATAGTTAAAAGAAAAATAAAGCTATTTTATGATAAAATAAATGATGGAGACAACGGAGAAATTCGAGGTGTATCACAAGCTAAACGGGAAAAATGGTTTAGAATTGCAGAAGCAACACCAATAAGTTATATAACAACAGTTTATAAATGTGAGTCTATAGGTTTGTTTATGATAAGCAATCTTTGGGATTTTACTACCTTATCAAGTTTTATGTTTGTGGCTTCTAGTAATTATAAAAAAGCTGGATTAAAACAGATATTTACATCTAAAATAGATGAAGATACAATACTTAGAATTTGTATACCAAAAGTAAGAATTGTACGAAGTAAGAGTCTTGATTTGCCTTCATATTTAGATGTATATATAAAAACAGCATCTCGTATACATATAACTTACATTGGAGATAACTGGACTTTATATGAAAGCTCTAACATAGTACCAGTAGACGATTCTATACCTGACACACATGTAAGTGCAGAATTGACGTTCACAGATTTGTATGATGTAACCGTATAGGTTATAGTTATTATAAAAGTACAACAAGGTGGTGTTTTTTTGGATAATCACAAAGAAGAATATACGATTAATGGTAATTATGATATAGAAAAATTTTCACCTAAAAGTGGTCGTATTTTAGGTGAAAATGGAAGAATATACAATCAAGCAGAACTGCTTGATGATATTAAATATTATGCTAAAAAAAGAATATTATTAGAACACGATTTTATACAACATAAAGATGATAAACAAATTCATATTAACCAAGAAGAACGTTTGCACTGGAACCAGACAGCATATGATTTGTTAAATGAAATAATTAGAGCTGACCAAGCTGAGAAAACATTGAAAGACGGTATTAATGTTGAAGTTTGCAGGGCACAAGATGCCGAAGAAATTCTACAAACTAACATTAATAACGAAACTTCAAGAGCAAAGGAAAAAGAAGAGAACTTACAAAATAGTTTAAATTCTGAAATTTTGAGGGCTAAAGCAAAAGAACAAGATTTACAGGATAACATTAATGATGAAGTTTCAAGAGCTAAGGCAAAAGAAAAGGATTTACAAGACAATATAGATACAGAAACTTCAAGGGCTGAAAGTGCTGAAAGCACTTTGCAAAGTAACATTGATTTAGAAGTACAAAGAGCTAAAACGGAAGAAACCAACATTAATACTAAAATTGATAATGGATTTTCTGAAAGATATACGAAAACGGAAACAGATGATAGAATACAACAGATTGTGGGTGCAGCCCCAGCAGCATTAGATACTTTACAAGAAATAGCTAACTCATTAAATAACGATGAAGACTTTGCTGGAACTATGACAACAGAGTTATCAAAAAAAGCAACTAATACCGATTTACAATCTCATACAAATAATACAAATAACCCTCACAATATAACAAAAGCACAGATTGGTTTAGGCAATGTTGATAATACGAGTGATACAAATAAACCAGTGTCAACAGCAGTGCAAACCGCACTAAACAGTAAAGCTAATAAAAACCATACTCACACTAAAAGTGAAATAACAGATTTTCCTGTTAGTTTACCAGCTAATGGAGGTAATGCTGATACATTAACATATCATGATACGTTTGATGTAATGTCAAATGTTGCAGATATTAAATGGCATAAATTAGGAACTATTACTGGAACTCAACATGCTAGAGTATCAATGATAATTACCGGAAAAGAGGGTTGGAACTTTAAGAATTGTGGTGGAACCAACATTGTTAATCTTAGTATTAACGCTAATCAAACAAGTGATAACGAACTAGTTGTAGGCGGTGTTATGTATGTTTTTGGAAGTACTGATAATAGTGCAACAGTAGTTGAAAATACATATACTTTTGATATACTTCTAGTTAGAAAGGCGGATTACCCTAAAGATAAAGCAGATGTATACATTCAAAATTATGCTAAAGGTCAATACTTTAGTTTTTTAGTAGATATGGCTTATCAATCAAATGCTGAATGGACAAGAGATGTTCAAACAATATTAGTAAACGATGACCCTACAGTAGATGCACTTGATTACTACATAATACCTAAAAAGATAATACGAGATGATTTTGTTGACAGTTTAGCATTAGGAAATAAAGAGTTAAAATATATAAAAGGGAATGGAACTGAAAACTCTATAGCACTTCCTTTTATAAATATTGTAGGTGATATAACAACTAATGTAGATTGGAACACCCTAAATCAAGATGGAGTTTATAGAATAAGAACATCAGAGGGAAGTAATAGACCCGATTCATGCTGGGGAAGACTTATTGTTTTTAGTCAAGGCATAAATTTTACTCAAATTTATATTCCCGATGTAACTAATAAAATTTATAAAAGAAGAAACTCAGCAGATAGTACTACAGG